CGGAAGTACAACCGGATACACGCTTGCCGTTAATGGAAAACGTGGAACCGCAGATGACAACTTAGTAGTTCTTGCCGACGGTGCTTTCTACGTCAAGATTACAGAAATTGCAAGGTAGTAAAACGCTGTAATAACAGCAAAACCCAGTTAAACACTGGAATTTTTGAGAATTCATGGTAAAATCTGGGCAGTTCTCATGTAGTAACCCAAATAAAAAAGCTTGCCAAAGCTTTTAAAATCTATATATAAAGGAATTATAATGGCACAATTAAAGTATTGGAATGGATCCGCTTGGGTTACCGCAGTAGTCGGTGCTCAGGGTTTCCAAGGAGATCAAGGTTATCAAGGTAATCAAGGTACCCAAGGTGAAACTGGTACGCAGGGTTCACAAGGAAACCAAGGTAGTCAAGGCTACCAAGGACCACAAGGTTCTAAGGGTGACCAGGGTAATCAAGGTAACCAAGGTGAAACTGGACCACAAGGTTACCAAGGTTCACAAGGAAATGACGGACCTCAGGGTTTCCAAGGTGACCAAGGACCGCAAGGTTTTCAAGGTGATCAAGGTAATCAAGGTTTCCAAGGTGACCAAGGACCACAGGGTAATCAGGGTTACCAAGGTCTAGGATTCACTCCACAAGGTGAATGGCTTGTAAACGTAACTTACAACCCGAATGACGTTGTTTCTTACCTAGGTTCTTCATACGTTGCTATCAACACAAACATAGCCGAAGAGCCAAACACCTACACTGGTGACTGGACGCTCATTGCACAAATGGGTAACCAAGGCAACCAAGGTGACCAAGGTACGCAGGGTTTTCAAGGTGACCAAGGGCCTCAAGGATTTCAAGGTGACCAAGGCTTCCAGGGTGAAAAGGGTTACCAAGGCTACCAAGGTTCACAGGGACAAGACGGAACACAAGGCTTCCAGGGAGACCAAGGCAATCAAGGCTTCCAGGGTGACCAAGGGCCACAAGGATTCCAAGGAGACCAGGGACCACAAGGCTTCCAGGGAGACCAGGGACCTCAGGGTTACCAGGGATACCAAGGACAATCTGACAAGTACGCTACAACAAGTTCAAGCGACTACACACTTGCTACCGGTTCTGGTGACATTACAGTTGCAGCAGGTCTTTCATACACACCTGGACAAGAAATTGTTATTGCTAACGACAGCACGCACTATGTAGTTGCTACTGTTGACTCATACGACCCAGAAGGCGGAGCACTTGCCTTTACAGTTGGCACCACACCGGGTGACGTTGTTGGTTCTGGCGAATTCACATCATGGACAGTAAACCTTAACGGTGCTGTTGGTGTTCAGGGTACGCAAGGTTTCCAAGGAGACCAAGGCCCACAAGGCTTCCAGGGCGACCAAGGAAACCAAGGATTCCAAGGCGACCAAGGTCCGCAGGGATTCCAAGGAAACGACGGAAACCAAGGATTTCAAGGAGACCAGGGTCCTCAGGGATACCAAGGACCACAAGGTGACCAAGGATTCCAAGGTAACGATGGTCCTCAAGGATTCCAAGGAGACCAGGGAAACCAGGGATTCCAGGGAGACCAAGGTCCTCAGGGTTACCAAGGACCACAAGGAGACCAAGGTTACCAAGGACAAGGATTTACCTACCAAGGTAACTGGTCTTCATCTGCTACATACAACGCATACGATGTTGTAACTGGTTCAGACGGCTCAACATACATCACCGACAGCAACGGTGTCACAGGAGCAATGACCAACCCGGTAACCGACACGGCTAACTGGTACAAGTTTACTTCAGTTGGTGCTCAGGGTACACAGGGATACCAAGGTGACCAGGGAACACAAGGATACCAAGGAAATCAAGGTTACCAAGGTGACCAAGGATTCCAAGGTTACCAGGGTTCACAAGGTAACGACGGAACGCAAGGTTCACAGGGTAACATCGGTGACCCAGGTATCTACGAGTCAAATGACGGCGTTCCACCAATGGACACTAACATCCTTTGGCTTGACGAGACCGCAACCGCATCTCCACCAAACTCAACAGAACTACAGGGATTCCCAGTTAGTCCAATTACGCCAACTGAAGGACAAGTTCTTGTCTTCACCAGTGGTGTTTGGACCCCAACAACTCTGTAACAACTAAACCTTTTCTGTGCCGCGGGTCTGTAATGGACCCGCGGCACTCAGGTTTGCAGTACAATTAATATATTATTTCGCTACCGACTAAGGTAAATTATGGCACAGTTAAAATACTGGAATGGCTCCTCTTGGGTTGACGCCGTTATTGGCGCACAAGGATTTCAAGGCAACCAGGGTTATCAAGGTAACCAAGGAACTCAAGGTTACATTGGTAATCAAGGCACCCAGGGTTCTACGGGTTCTCAAGGATATCAAGGACCGCAAGGAACCACAGGTGCTCAAGGTGCTCAAGGGGCACAGGGATTCCAGGGAGAAACTGGCGCACAAGGAACAACAGGCTCGCAGGGAACACAAGGTGTCCAGGGTCAAACAGGTTCACAAGGTTCTACTGGCTCACAAGGTTCGCAGGGAAACCAAGGCGTTCAAGGAACGCAGGGCGTTCAAGGCAACCAAGGTTATCAAGGGTTTAAAGGCGACACAGGTTCTCAAGGCCCTCAAGGAACACAAGGCTCTACAGGAGCACAGGGACAACAGGGATATCAAGGACAGACTGGTTCCCAGGGTTCAACCGGAGCGCAAGGCGCAACTGGCTCGCAAGGAAACCAAGGATACCAAGGCGCAACCGGCTCTCAAGGTTCTACTGGTACGCAGGGTTCAACTGGTGCACAGGGCAATCAAGGATACCAAGGAAACCAAGGGTATCAAGGCGTACAGGGTTCTACTGGTTCACAGGGTTCTACTGGTTCGCAAGGCACACAAGGCACCCAGGGATTTCAAGGTAACCAAGGTTATCAAGGTAATCAAGGCACGCAAGGCAATCAAGGATTTCAAGGAACGCAAGGTTATCAAGGTTTTCAGGGTCGTGCAAGCACAAACAACGCTCACAACGCAGTAGCAGTTGCCGATACATTCGGTACAACTAATGCATCTACATACACTGCTGGTACAACAGACCTTAATGGCGGTACTGGTATTGGTGCAAAACTTACTGCCACCTCTTATGGCGCACTTGTAATTGATGGTCACACGGTGGCCCTACACGAACGTGTACTTGTTGCCGCCAACACCAACGCTAAATACAATGGTATTTATCAACTAAGCACTTTAGGAACGGGAAGTGTTTATTGGGTTCTTACCCGCGCTACCGACTATGACGACAGCGTAATCTCTGACGTTAACCAAGGTGACTATGTTTTAGTCATTTACGGTTCTGCCAACATTGGTAAAACGTACATGGAAACAGAACTTGGTTCCTATTCCGACGGTTCCATTATTATTGGAACCGACAACATTCTTTTTGCACAAGTTTCTGGTCAGGGTGCCCAGGGTTATCAAGGTGCTCAAGGTGCCGGTGGTGCTCAAGGATACTACGGTTCTTTTTGGGACACCACAACGCAAAGTGCTTCTGCAACAAATACAAAGTACGACATTACTCTTAACAGCAAGGGTGACAGAAGTGGCGTAGACGTTTCTTCAGGTTCACACATTGTTATTGCTAACCCAGGTGTGTACAACGTACAGTTTTCTGCGCAACTTAAACGCAATTCTGGTGGTACCGGAAACGCTATTATTTGGATTAACCAAAATGGTACAGACATTGCGGCATCAGCCGGTGACGTTCAACTAACAGGTAACAACTACGCAATTATTCAATCGTGGAATTACCTAATTACTACCACAACTGCTAATGAGTACGTAAAATTTGTTTGGTTAACAGATGACACTGCTATTCAAATAGTTAATATTGCTGCCGGTTCACAGGCGCCAGCAGCGCCTTCAATGATTGTCACCGTACAGCAGGTTATGTATACCCAGGTCGGCCCACAGGGTTACCAAGGAACAACTGGTTCACAGGGTGCAACAGGTTCACAAGGAGCCACGGGTGCGCAGGGTTCAACTGGGGCACAGGGTTCACAGGGATACCAAGGCACACAGGGCGTACAGGGTTCAACAGGTTCGCAAGGTTCAACAGGCGCTCAAGGACCTCAAGGCGTACAGGGTGCAACAGGAAGTCAGGGTGCAACTGGTTCTCAAGGAAGTACGGGTGCTCAGGGTTCTACGGGTTCTCAAGGTAGCACTGGAGCCCAAGGTTCAACAGGTGCCCAAGGCTCTACTGGTGCACAAGGCCCCCAGGGGTATCAGGGTTCTACCGGTGCGCAAGGCTCAACGGGTGCTCAAGGAGCGCAAGGCGCCACTGGAGCACAAGGATTACAAGGTGTACAAGGCTCGCAGGGCAATCAAGGATTCCAAGGTAATCAAGGATTCCAAGGTTACCAAGCAGGAATCACAATTGGAACAACTTCTACCGTTTCATATGCAACTGGCGCTTCTGTAAGCAATTCAGGTACTCAAGGTGCCGCAATTCTTAACTTTAACCTTCCTCAAGGACCTCAAGGCAATCAAGGATTCCAAGGCAATCAAGGAAACCAAGGTTTCCAGGGTGTAACCGGCGCGCAAGGTTCAACAGGTGCACAGGGAACGCAGGGCTACCAAGGTAACCAAGGAAATACTGGCTCACAGGGCTCACAGGGTTCAACCGGTCCTCAGGGTAACCAGGGAAACCAAGGTTCAGCAGCAACTATTGCCGTTGGTACAACTACAACAGGTGCGCAAGGCACTCAAGCAAGCGTTACCAACTCTGGTACTTCTTCTGCCGCTACATTTAACTTTACAATTCCCCAGGGTGCACAGGGTAATCAAGGATTTCAAGGCAACCAGGGTAATCAAGGCAATCAGGGAACTCAAGGAACACAAGGTCCATACGCCAGTGCGTATGCAACAGTTGACCTTACGGCACAGTCGGCGGCTATTTCGGCAACTACGCTCTACACGCCTTCCATTGCTGGTCTTTACACCATTCAATACTACGGTAAAATAACAACCGCAGCAACCACGTCATCAACGCTTGGATTGTTTTCAGTTCTTTCAACTGACCCAGACAATAACGCCATAACTTCCGTTGGTACATCGTCAACACAGAACTCAACCACAACTGGTTTCATCTCAGGCACAATTACAGTTTACGCCAAAGCCTCTACCGCAATTCAATACACAATGGGTTACACCTCATCAGGTGCTACCGCTATGGTTTACAACCTACACATTGTTGTAGGTGGCGGTCCAGTAAATACAACCTCGTCAACGGTTACAACATTTAATGGTCGTTCAGGAACGGTGGCGCCAACTTCGGGTGATTATTCTTTCTCACAAATAAGTGGAACTGCTGCTCTTGCTACTCAAGTAAGTGGAACCCTTGCTGTAACCAACGGTGGAACTGGCGTTACAACTTCTACGGGTTCAGGAAACAATGTTCTTTCAGCATCACCAACACTTACTGGAACGGTCACAATGACTGGAACTACACTAGTTCTTCAAACTGCTGGTGCATTTTCAAACAATGACATACTTACCATGCGATACATGGGGGCAATTTAATGCCACAATTTTCAAACCACACGTATTTTGACAACACCGGAAACAGTAAATCAACAGGTTTTTCTTCCGGCACAAACATTCGATATTTTACTCCACAACCAGGAAGCCTGGAAGTTAGCGCCTCATCAGCAACACTTGAAGTTATGGACGTAGGTAATTGGGAAGCAGTTTTAGATTACTTGGGCATTAACCCAGAGGAATAGGCCATGAGAACATTCATTCCAAACACATACGTTCAAGGAACTACCATTCAGTTCTTTACCTCTAAGCCATTTTTGGCTCAAGACAATGTAACTATTATTGACCCGGACCAAGTTTATTTTGGTTTTCAAATCAATGGTGGAACACCACAAATATTTAATTACACTTATGGCGTAGGTGACGTAACATCTACAATTGTTCGCATTGGTCTTGGCCTTTACGTTGCCAGCATTGACACCAGTTTGTATAACGATGGTGTTTGGGTTTACTCGTTTTTGGGTGAGCCGGATGACGCAATTAATCACGACCAAACCAAGACCAAAGTTCGAGCAATGGGTGAGTTAGTTGTATTGGCTCCTGACTTTCCTATGGGCTAAATGCTTGACATTTAAATAACACTGGTGTAACCTTCATACAACGGAGGATTAACCAAGGAGTGTCAAAATGTCAAAAGTAGATTTGTCTGAATTTTATTCAACAAAGAAGTGCGCTATTGGTTCGCTTCCATTAAATGAAGAACAGTGGGAAAAAATAAACACTGTTTTAAAAATGACTAACAAAGAAGTTCAAACCGCAACCATTATGGAGGTTTTGGACAAATGGGGTTTTCCTGTAAAAAGGACCACCCTTTCTGAACACCGACGCGGCCTATGCTGCTGCGGGAAATAAGGGACGAGGAACCCCATGTCAAAATCTAAAATTGATATTAGTGAATTTTATCGTCACCGTCTTGAGCCAAAAGTGGTTGAACCAGAAGACCTTACCGAACTTTGTAAGAACGTTGCCAAAAGAAAACCTGGCAAGCAAACAAAACCAACTGGTAATACTTCAATGCTTGTACTTTTAAGTGACTGGCAGGCAGGTAAAAACGAAGGTGGCGGAAGCCCAATGATTGCAGAACGCATCATTACATTCCAAGACCGACTTGTTGAGCGTCTTAAAGACCTCAAGAAAACCGGACGTGAAATCAATACCGTATATGGTGTTGGACTTGGTGACCTTATTGAGCAGTGCTCAGGTCACTATGACATGCAAGCTTTTAATACAGACCTAGACCGCCGAGAGCAAATGCGCTTGGCACGACGACTTGTTATGCGTTTTGTTGACCTTATGGTTGATGAAGGATACAACGTTGTTCTTGGTGCTGTTCCAGGAAACCACGGTGAAAACCGTAATTCAATGGGCAAAGCTTACACAACATGGACCGACAATGACGACCTCGCTATTTTTGATGGCGTTGCAGAAATCATTAGTCACAATAAAGAACGCTATGGCAATGTAGAGATTCCTCTTGGTGCTATTGCTGAAGACCTTACAATGACATTGGACATCTCTGGTGTTACTTGTGGATTTGCCCACGGTCACAGTTTCCGTCACGGTTCTAATAAGAATTGGACAAAGACTAACGGTTCTATTGGAAAGATTGAGTCATGGTGGCTTGGTCAGGCAATGGGTCGTCAGCCAATTGCACAAGCTGATATTTTATTTTGCGGACACCTTCACCACTTTGTAGCCTCAAGTGCTACGGGTCGTCAAGTGTTTATGTCTCCTGCTGCTGATGGTGGTTCAAAATGGTTTACAAGCACCACAGGAAGCAATTGTCCCCCAGGAATGTTAACCCTTTTAGTTGGGACGGGTTGCGGTCCATTTGGCTGGAGTGACCTACAAATATTGTGATAAAAAGAAACAAAGAACCAATGAATGTTAAACATGTTGCAAAAATGCGACGCATGTACAAAGAATCCTATAAGGGTATTAAATGGGTTCCTTGCATTGTTTGTGGTGATTTATGTCCCCAATCAACACAAGATGAACGTTATAAAGACCTGGATGAAGTTCATCTAACGTGTAAGTATGAACCAAATTATAAATCTTTAGCTAAAAAAGCAAGAATACAAAGAGCAGAAGAAGAAAAATCTTCTTTATTTTAGATTTTTCCATATTTCCTCAACGCTAATTTTAGAAAGAAACCACTGTTCTCTTTGTTGCGGTGTTGAACCACCCCAAATACCATATTCTATTTTTTTGTCCATTGAATAACGTAAACATTCAAAACGTGAAGCGCAACCTTTACAAATTTCAATGGCAATTTTTGCTGTTTTTGATTGACCTTTTTTGGGAAAAAATTTATCAAAACCTTCGTTTTTACAACGTGCTTTGTCATAAAAATTAGGACGAGTAGACCAAAAAAAGTTAACAAATTCAAGTGATTCATAATCACTAAGACCAAATTCTTCCACTAACTAATGCCAACCTGAGAAGAAGCAATGTGAAGATGCGAAAAAGCAAGAATAACATTTCTATTTTTTGCTTTTGAAGACCATCCACAAGTGCAATGCGTTTGAAAAACGCCATTTACAAACACAAACTCAATGTAGTGTTTTACTTCTCCCAAGACCATTTTCTTAACCCTCTCTTTTGAGCTTCTGCTGGATTATCAGTAATCATAGTGTGGCAATACCGACATACTGCCATAAAATTAGACCAATCATCACTTATTATTTTGCCGCCAACACCACGAGGAATAATTTCGTGAACGTCAACGGATAGAGTATAACAATTTTCATCCCACACTGCTTGACATTGTGGATGAAGTGAAAGGAATCTTTTTACAAAAACAGAACGTTTTTTGTAAATTTCCGTCATTTTTTTAGAACGGGGCTTGAGCGATGATTTCGTTACAAGCCCTTTTTTGCTTTTTAAAACGCTACGAATCTTCAAAGGTTTTTTGCTTTGTAAAGATGTACGCGCTACAAGGCGTTTTTTTCTTTCCACTAAAGGTCTACGTGTTGTTGCTGTGTATCAAGAATTGCAATTAAACGATGAGCAACTTTTAATTGAGATTCTAATTGTTCGATTTTTTCGTTTTGTTTTGAAACCTTACGTTCAAGTTCGAGAACATACGTTGCTATTTCTGCATCATAAGACATTATTACGCTCCTGCATCTCGGTAGGAAGCCATAAGACTTCGCAGTGCTTCTAAACGACTTCTAACTGAAAGCAAGGCTTGCCTGGTGGCATCGTGTTTTGCTTTTGATGCCTCCATGGCAATCCTTTCTTTCTCGGTTTCAACTGTTGCAATGTCATCTGCTAAATCTGCAGTGACTTTTTTTCCTTCATAATTATTTCCTGCTCGAGCCATAAGGCGACTTTTAGCAAAAGCAATTTTAAAAGTTGATTCAGCATCGGCGTATTCATCAGCGGTTACAGAAAAATCTTTTGTTAAACCTTCCATTTGTTCAATGGCGTGAAGCATTGAACGCTCAATTTCACCATAACCAATGGGAGATGAATAGTCAATGTATTGACCCATTAAAAGTCTTCTTCAAAGTCCTGCATAAAGTTTTTACCAGAAGGAGCTGAAGTTTTTGCAAATTCTTTGCGTTCGTTCTTCATAATTGTAACTGTAGCAAATTTAAGGTCAGCAGCAACTTCATCAGCAACTACTTCAACAGTGGTGGCTTTTGTTCCATCTTGTTTTTCCCAATTACGTACTTCTAGGCGGCCGGTAACCAAAACACGATTACCTTTTGACAAAGATGCTTGAACATTTTCAGCGGTTTTGCCAAATGCAATAACTTCGTAAAAAGACGTTGTTTCGCGTTCTTTAATCTTACGAGAAGTTGCTACTCCGAATCGAACAGTTGCCATTCCGCTGTCTGTAAATTTAAGTTCGGGGTCTCGAGTGAGGTTACCCGCAATTGTAATTGTTGAATCCATAAGATTCCTTTCTATGCTCCCTGAAGTTCTTTCAGGCTGTCGATAACGGCCTTAGCCTCGTCAAAGGTAAGGTCTGCTAATTTCTCAACTTTACGACCGGCGATTTCGTCGACCCTGTCGAACATTTCTCCGTCGTTCCAATTAAGACTTTGATGTGTAATAGCCCAAATCATTCGGGTCATTCCTTCGGTAGCCATTTTACTACCAGACTTTCCTGCTGCTGTTGCTAATTTTTCTCCAAGATTATTGCTTGGTTTTCTTTGAACAGACTGCAGCGATGACTGAGTAGACGCATTGCCGTCGTCGTCTTCATCTGCAACCATTCCAAGTACAGACAAAATTTGGTAACGACGAGCATATGTAACGCTTGAGCCCAATGCTTGACTAGTGTCGTCTTTTCCAAGGTGCAAACGCATGTCTTGAGATATGTATTGTCCTGATTTGTGAAGTAAATATGTAGTCAGAATGTCGCGACCTTCTTCATCAACGCCAATGAACTGACTAATTGCAAGTCCCCACTTTGACAAAATTGGTGTGGCGCTAGCCATAACTTCTGGCAATGGTGCATATTTGCTTTTAAAAAATGGATTTACCGAACTTTTTGGCACAGCAGAAAACTCTGCTTGAGCACCAACCAAGGCGGTTGCTAATTCGTTTATTTCATTGCTTTTCATTTTATCCCTCCTTAAGGGTTAACTTAATTGTACAGATGTTTTAACCTTGTGTCAAGACTTTACGGCACGAAGCGTACGAAAACCTGGTTTTACCTTCTTGTAAGTATCCCAAATCTCTGGTGCTTCTTTTTTAAGTCGGTCCGCATCCAGGGCTTCGGAATCCTTGCTGGTCTTGTAGGTTAGTATAGTTTCGCCATTTACGGTTGCAAATTCAGCATTACCAATTATTTCAAGTATGCGTGAACGAAGAGCTTTTTGTTCGGCTTCTGCTTTTGCGGCATTTTCTTTGGCAGTTTGAAAATCATCCCAAATTTGACCAAGTTCTTGACCACCTTCAACACCCTTACCATCTTCATGGCGTGGATAACGAGCAGAAAGAGCAGATTCTGTTGCATCGCTACCATCCACTTCGGGGGCTATTACGTTTTGTATGTGGTCCCAAAATTGTGACTCAAGAATTACAAGATTTTCGGCAATTTGTTCGTCCCATTCCATTTCGCGAACCTGAAGACCCTGTCCACCAATAAGGGCAGCAAAAGTAAGTTTTTCTATACCAGTTACAATTCCATAATGATACCCCTGGAGCATGTAACTTTGAGGAACTTGATTGTTGGACCATGAACTTGGATTTCCTGGACTTGCAATACCTGCTGTTTTTACTTCCAAAATTCCAAGAATGTTTGGCGGTGCATAATCAAAACGCCATGTTTGTACTGTTCCAGCAGGAAACTCATCACTTGGTTCAACAATAAGAAAATCAAGATTTGCAAACATAAACTCTTGCCCAGGCTCCTCTGACCAAAGAATAACTGGCCATTCAACAACAGCCTTGTTGTAGTCTTCTGCGTAACCCTCGGCAACAACACGTTCTAATCGATTACCCCATTTAGTTGCTTCATTGCCAGTAAAATCAGTTGGTACAATGCCCGTTTTTTCTGTCCACAATGCATATGGGGATTTGTACTTGTTTACACCGCAAACGGTTCCTGCATCAGAACCACCAATGCCACCTTTGCGTATTTCTAGCCATTCTTCTTCTGTTTTGTCCCAAACTGGAATAATTTTAATTTTTTTCATAACCTTCTCTTAACTTAATTGTCCTTGCTACATTGTCTTGAAATTCGAGAATCTTTAAATCCCGAAGCTCATGGCAAACATTATACACCGTACCCAGTGACATTCCTGTTATTTCAGAAAGGTCGCGGTAACTTGGCCCATAATTACGAGTACGATACCACTTTTTTACAGATTGAACAATAGCCTTTTCGTTGGCAATTTTTTGATTTTTAGATTTCATTTTCAATAATCTCCGTTGGAACCGTTCCTGTAAGAGCAATAACTTGTTCGTAAATTTCTTCGTAAAGTTCTGGTTGTTCTTCAAGTTTTGCCTTAGCCTTTAAACGACCATTTGCAAATTGTTCACCGTTATAATAAATCCATGCTCCGGCTTGGCGCAAAACGCCAAAATCAATAGCACAATCCAACAAAGCATTTGCTTTAGGAACGCCTACACCATACTCAAGGTCAAACTCTGCTTCTTTAAACGGCGCAGCAATTTTGTTTTTAACAACTTTTACTCGAGTGCGATTAGCGGTGGCTTCGTCACCCTTTTTTATAGTTTGAATACGACGAACATCTAAGCGAATTGATGCGTAATAAGGGAGTGCTTTTCCACCCGGTGTGTATTCACTAGGCCCGTAAAGTTTTCCAATGGATTCACGAAGTTGATTGATAAAAATAACAATTGTTCCAGTTTTAGAAACAATGCCCGTAAGTTTTCTTAGTGCTTGACCCATTAATCTTGGCTGAAGACCAACATGATGGTCGCCCATTTCTCCTTCAATTTCAGCCCGGGGAACCAAAGCAGCAACAGAGTCAATAATAACCATAGCAATTTTTCCACTCTCAACTAAACGAAGAGTAATTTCAAGACCTTCTTCAGCAGTGCTGGGTTGAGACAACAACAATTCATCTAGGTTTACCCCCACTGCTTTGGCGTATATAGGGTCTAAAGCGTGTTCTGCGTCAACGTAAGCACAAGCAAGGCCAAGGGATTGCGCTTCTGCAACAGCGTGCATAGCAAGGGTAGATTTACCGCTTGAAGGTGGTCCATAAAATTCAATAATTCTTCCCTTTGGAAGACCACCTGCCCCAAGAGCCATATCAAGTGGCAAAATTCCAGTAGAAATAACTTCGACTGGCAAAACTTCATTGCTGTTTAAACGCATAATTGAACCAGCACCAAATTGTTTATTTATGTCTTGAATTATTGATTCTAGGGAATTCCCAACGGTTGATGGCGAAGATTTTTTAGCCATGACTTCTCCTTGTTTATTTGTGCCTTGAGCGTACCATAAACAAATGTTTAAAACAACTGTTGACTTAACAACTTTTTCCTGGTACCCTGATTGCTCCATGGGACGGAAATTTTCATTTATACAGAAAAACTACGCTTACATTGACAGGGGTGAAATCCACGTCGTTTGTAGGTTCAGCAGAGTTTTTGTTGAGGACTGTCGGCAGATTGAAGGTCGTCGATGGAACGCAACAACAAAGACAAACTCATTTCCATTAACCGCGGCCCCAATGGTAAAGGCTTTAGCCCAAAAATACAGAATCACGCTTCCGGAAGAATTTAATAAATTATTTAATTCTGAGGAAGAAAAGCAACCTGACCAGGAATTTCAGGTAAATATAGATGGTGACGAAGTTACCGTCTCTTTTAGTTATAACCCCCAACTTATTGAAGCAATTAGGATGTTTGTTCCTAATGTTTATTGGGGCGGGGAGACCAAGTGCTGGAGAGCACCAACAAATAACGCTATTGATATTTTGGCTTTTGCCGTTAATTACGGCCTTTCTATCTCCCCAAGCCTTATGCGTGAAGCAGAAAGCATTGCTTTAAAAACGCAAAAACTATCTAGAGCCTCAGTTGCTACTGATGCAAACATTGACATACCCGGCATTGCTATACCCCTTTTGCCATACCAAAAAGCCGGGGTGTCTTACCTGAAACAAGTCCGTAAAGGAATTTTAGGTGACCAGCCGGGCCTCGGTAAGACAGCACAAGCCATAGCCACAATTATGACAGAGAACTCTCTGCCAGTAGTGGTTGTATGCCCAAATACTCTTAAGCTCAACTGGCAGAGGGAAGTTCAAAAATTTTTTCCAAAATTAAGCATTACTATTCTCAATGGAACAAAGAGTTCTTCCATAGAGAAAAGTGACGTTGTAATAGTTAATTATGACATTTGCTATGAGCGTTTAAATGATTTGTTTGAACATGGATTTTGTTCACTTATTGTTGACGAATCCCACGCAATAAAAAATGGCAGGAAGTCTCACCGTTGTCCCAATTGCCATGTGTCTTGTCGTGCAAACGCAAAACAATGCGGCTCGTGTTTACGCAACTTTTCCAAACCCGAGGAACACTGGAGCGTAAAAAGAACTAGCGCGGTTATGAAGTTGGCTAAGTCCCTCGGACCTGAAGATTTTGTTTTATTACTAACCGGTACTCCGATTACCAACAGACCCGAAGAACTTATTCCTCAACTTGAAGCAGTTGGCAGGCTTGATAAGTTTGGTGGTTCGTGGCGGTTTAAGAATCGTTACGCCCCGAAACGTAATGTTGCCATTAACACAACAGAGTTGAATCAAAAACTAAGAGAATTGTGTTTTGTCAGAAGACTTAAGTCCGATGTTTATACGGAACTTCCTGAGTTGCGAAATGCCTTGCAATACTTGACGATTGATGAAAAATCAATGAGTCGGTACAGGGAAGTAGAAAACGACATTATTGAATACTTTGCTCGTAGGGCGGAGGAAATTGCTGAAGAAGACGGCAGTGATGGCACGGATGCCTACTGGCAGAAAAAAATTCGACTTGAGCGCGCAGAAAATCTTGTTCGTATTACTGGTTTGCGTAACGTTGTTTCTGAAATAAAATACGACACCATCGCCCAATGGATTGATAATTTTCTAGAGTCAAGTGACGGCGAAAAAGTAATTATTTTTGCTGAGCACATTGACTTTGTTGAAAAACTGTACGAACGATATAAAGACAAGGCTGTTAAGGTTCGTGGTGGAGTGTCTGTAAAGGACCGCCAAGAAGCCGTTGACAGGTTTCAAAATGACCCCGATTGCAGGGTTTTTGTTGCCAATATGACCGCAGCGTCAGAAGGCTTGACATTGACCGCTGCTAGTGATGTAATCTTTTGTGAGCTTGCCTGGACTCCGACTATGCACGAACAATGTGTTAGTCGTTGTTACGCTAGAGCAAACGACATGCACGGTGCTACCGCTTGGTATTTGCTAGCGCCGAAGACTATTGACGAAAAGATTTACGAGCTTTTACAAAACAAGAAGCAAATCATTGATGCTGTAACGGATGGCATTGATGTTACTGAGGGGGAGAGTATCATCGACGGGCTTATTAGTGACTTCGTAAAGCGTGGTCAAACGAAATGATTATTCGCACGCCCAACCGAGACAGATACGTCATTATTTCAAAGGTGCCACTTGAGGACAGTCGTTTGTCATGGAAGGCAAGAGGTCTTCATGCCTATTTAATGTCAAAACCTGACAACTGGGAAGTTGTTATTGAGCATTTGATTACCCAGGGTCCTGATGGCAGAGATGCCGTCAGAGCGGGTCTTAGGGAGTTGGAAGAGGCTGGTTACATTCAGAGAAGCAGAACCCGTGGTGCTTCAGGTTCTTACGACAGCATGACCACAGAGGTTTACGAGGAGCCCACCACAGACGGATTATCCGCAACCACAGACGGATTATCCGGCGCAGGTTTTCCCGGCGCAGGCAAATCCAACACTAATGAATATATAAATATAAAGAATAATGATAATAACGAACGTGTTGAAAAACCTAAGAAAAATCAGTTTAGCGAAGAGTTTAAAGCCATTTGGAAGATTTACCCAAGGCATGTAAACAAGGCCGGTGCTTTTAGGGCATATAGCGCTTCTGTCAATAGAGGTTGTTCGCAGGACGAGATGCTCCTTGCTTGCAAAAATTACGCTGAAGAAAAGCGTGGACAAGAGCAAAAGTTTATTATGCACCCCGCAACATTTTTTGGTCCCGACGAACGATGGCGTGATTTCTTGCCTTCAACCTCAGAGGAGTCTACCCATTCTCTCGAGGGTGATGAGTACAAATCAGCAATTATTTACGACGATTACGATGATTTTTCTTGTTGGACCAATGGCAATGGAGAGATGCTTCTTGACAATCCTGCTAAACACGGCTACAGTAGACCAGTCGACGGCAAGGGTCGATTAGTTGACCAATTTGGCAAGCCATACGAAATCAACACAGCGGACGGGAAGCGAAGGTACATTATTTAATGGGCGAAGAAAAGATTCCCTACGATTTATTGGCTGAAGACTCTGTAATTGGTTCAATGGTTTTAAACCGTGAAGCAGTTATGGTTGCTATTGATTTAGTTAATGAGGCAGATTTTTACAGCCCTTTTCACGCAAGGATGTTTTCTGCTATTACATCTCTTTACAAAAAAGGGGTGGCAATTGATGCAATAACTGTTTCTTCAGAAGCAAATGACCCATCGGCGGTTGAAAGACTTATGGGCATTTGCATTAACGTTCCAACATGGAACAACGTTGCAAATTATTCATCGATTGTCTATAAACATTCTGTTTCTAGAAAACTGATTAAGGACTTTAGCGATGCTGTAAAAAATATTCGTATTGGTTTAGACCCTTACGAACAGGCTAAGTTGGTAGAAAAATCTGTTTCTACTATTGGAAACATTCACGCCACAGGTCCAGAGTCATTAACACTTTACGAGTTGGCTGACCGTGCAGAGGCCATTGCGCCGGTTGTTATTCCGGGAATGATGCACAGAGATTATAGAACTATTGTTGTTGCCGAAGAAGGCGCTGGTAAATCACTTTTGCTTAGAACAATAGCAATGTCTGCTTCTCAGGGTTATCACCCATTTAGCCATCAAAGAATTGAACCGGTTCGCGCTTTAATTATTGACCTTGAAAACCCTACGCAAGCAATTACTCAAACCGCAGTTCCATACATGAACATGCTTCGTGAATTAGATGGCGCATCGTTTGATGCAGAGCGGCTTCGTTTTTTTAGGCGACCTGGTGGTATTGAAATTCGTAGTTTGTCTGACAGGGCAGAGTTGCAACGAGAGATTGCATTTCACAAACCAGAACTTGTTTGTATTGGTCCTATTTACAAAATGTATCGTAGACAAACAGGTGAGTCGTACGAAGATTCTGCTGATGAAGCAATGGCGGTTCTTGATGATTTAAGAACAAAACATGAGTTTGCTCTTATTATGGAGCACCATGCTGCAAAAGGTAAGGCCGGTGAAAAACGCGAGCTTTCTCCTATGGGTTCTCAACGTTGGATGGCATGGCCCGAAATTGGTATATCATTGTATAAAGACAATAGAGACCCAACGACCATGCACGTAAAGCGCTATAGAGGCGACCGTTTGCAGGGTGTAAACTGGCCAGACCGCATTATGCGTGACAAAAACTGGTTGGTTGAAGGCGCTTGGGATGGAGGGCTTATATGACAGTAGTCGTAGCCTATACAAACGAAACAGATTGTTGGATGTATTATGACTCGGCATCAAGCGATGACGACATGGTACTTGCTGCCCGCACTCCAAAAGCAATTATTCACGCGGGTAATGGAATTATTGGCGCAGCCGGTTCTTGGCGCGTTATAAATCTCTTGTCGAAGTTAAAGGCAAGAAAAGTGAGCCCAGAGACTATTGTTTCTATGCTCAAAGAAGTCAAGGGTGAAGATGAGTCCATCAAAGAGATGGAAATTATTTGCGCTTGGCCAGGTCGTCCATTAGTCATTATTCAAGGTGACTTTGCGATGATTGAAATGGAATCGCCGTATTTAGCGATTGGTTCAGGTTCCCCCTATTCACTTGGCTACCTTGAAGGTTGCGAAGAAATAGGCCCAGAAGAACTTAACTACGCCGTGGAAGTAGCAATTAAATACTCCCCGAGCGTGGTTGGCCCAGTGAAAAATCTTCACTGTGGGTCGAAGTAGAAGGGAATAGATGAAATATCTATCAATTGTCCTTTTGACCGTAAGTAGTTTTGGTTTAGGTACAGCATTGCCAACTAAAAGTTCGGCAGACGCAACTTTAACTACAACTACAGAAGTGGGGGCATCATGGAACCCAGCATCATTACTAACACCACCCGTTGCACCGCCTTCTTTAACTCACATTAATGAGTCAACGACGACGACAACACTTTTTCCACCACCACTTGTTTCTCCGGAAATTGTGGCTAAATGGGAAAAAGTTGCTCAATGTGAACAAGGTGGTAATTGGCATGCTAGGGGACCTGTTTATTCAGGTGGTTTAGGAATACTAGAAACCAACTGGGTACAGTATGGTGGATTAAAGTTGTTTGGACCGTTGTACGCTGCAAGTCCTGAACAACAAGTTTTTATCGCAAGAAAAATACAAGCAACAGCAGGAATACCAGAATACGTCCCTGACCAATTTGGTTGCGGTCGCGGCTGGTAAATAAAAAAGGCAAATAAATGAACTTTGATGAATGGATAAAATACGGAATGGAAAATGGGTTTTGCACGCAACAATTTTGCATGACTCACGATTCATCTCCTCAACATGAAACGGAAGAACGCGCGTGGGAAGAGGGTAGTGACCCTTGTTGTCATGTTGTAAGATTGGGAACACCAGAAGATTGGGCTCTTCCCGATTGGTGGTTTAATGTTTAAAGGGAAAACATTTTTAAGTTTTTGGACAACAGAAAAAAGTTTGAAGTTCATCAAAACAAATTGGGCTACCATTTGGGTAGACACATCAAATTTACAAAAAAAGAAGAAAAATGACTGACCAAGAAATTTGGGAAAATAGATATCCTGGACAAAAAGTTCCTGGCAGTGACGCACCTATTGAGGGAAAATGTGGCGCAAAATTGCGCAACAAAGAACTTAAAGAACTAGAACTAGAACGGTATTGCATTAAAACTGCAGGCATGGGAACAGACCATTTTGGCGAAGGAAAATGTAAATGGCATTTAGGTAATTCACCTAGTCATGTTCGTGGTGCAGTTCAAGTTCAAATGAAAAAAGAATTAGCAACCCTTTCGGAAAGATTGGGTCAACCAGAACCAATGGGACCACCAGAAGTTGAAGCATTTTTACTTGCTTCAAAAATGAAGGCTTGGTCATTAATTTTAGAAGACAAGTTAAACGAGTTAAATGGTATTCTTGAGGTAACAGACAAGGCTGGCGTTGAACACGTTAGGGCATTGATTGAAATAGTTGAAAGAGCATGGGAAAGATATCAAGGTGCTCTTGAGTTTATGATGAAATACGATTTGCGTAAAAGAGTTATTGAACTTGAAGAACATCAAGCAAATTTAGTTGGAACAGCATTTATGGCAATTATTTTAAGTCAAGACTTAAAGTTATCTGAAGCACAAATTGAAACTGCTCGTGATATGTTTGCTAAAAAACTTAACGAAATGGGTGCAGATTTAAACCCAACTTGGGCCGCGAATATTATCGATGGCGAAATTGTTGATTAAGAGTCAAAAACAAAAACAACAAAAAGAAACCGGCCTCCGAAAGGGGGCCGGTTTTTTTATTGCTGACGGGGTGGTTGAGTTAGTTCCAAAACCCTACTCACACCACCCCATCAAGCGAGCTGGGAGAAAGCAAGGAAAACCCAGCGGACAAACGACCCGGAAAGTTGGGACGGAAGGGGTCGCTCTCGTCCGTTAAAACCCTACCACTTTTATAGACTATTGTCAACTTATTTTGAAATTTCCTCAAAATTTGTCATTTTGCTTTTGTTGTTTGGACATTTATGAGCAACTTCTTTAGCATTAGCCTTAACTTCGGCACTGCATTTAGGGCAAATCCATGTTTTCATTGTCTTCTCCTTCTGAAGCACTTTCTACCATTATAGCAGATGACTCTTCAATAGCAAGAACTCTTAATCTTTGGGTGGCAACAAGTTCTTCCCAATCCCAAAATTCTGGGTCTTCTTCTTGTTCGTCTTCAAAAAGGTCAACCTCAATAGTTAAAATATGACTTTTCCTATCAGGAATGTTGTTTATTGCCTCTTGCATCGTTTGAAGGTCCCAAATAAAAGTTGCTAAACAACGTTTTTGAGTCTCGCTCCAAAGTCTAACTTCGTACTCACCAGTAATTTCTGAGTTCAAAGCATGTTCAACGGCTTGCCAGGTTGGTTCGGCGGAACAAATTTGAGAAAATATTTCGTAAGCCTCAACAGGCGGTAATTCCCCTTCGTAAAAAACGCCTATTTCTGAATAAGACCTACCATTTTTAGAATAAAGGCCTATAACCCATACCTGGTCTTTATCCAGCCAAATGTCAGTCATTTCCATCATCCCATCCCTGAGCCTCAGCAATCATTAAAAGTGCTGACATAGTATCAATGGCGCAACTATTCATTGGGAACGCACGATTAGCGTCCTCTACCATTTGATAGTAAGCAGTTCCTTTCTCGTACTTAAGGTTGCCAGTATCGTTGTAATAAATAATTTTTACTTCTTCATCATTAGGCAAAATAACGTAACCTACCCAATTGCCGTTATTTCCAACGTATTCCATTTCAAAAAAGTAGCCTTTTAAGGCTTCATAGTCGCCTGGAGTCAAAAATTCGGTTTCTTCTTCGGTCATTTCTGCCAGCATCTTGTCTACTAAAAGCATGTTGAAATTATACCACAAATGTGCTAACTTTGCATCATGGAAAAAGGCATAGCAACGTTTAAAGAACGTCAAGGTACCGAAAATTTAGGAATACTCAAAGTTAAAGATTATTTTGCGGAACTTAAAGAAACCGTGTCCATAATTGGTGCTCCTGCAAAGGTGCAAATTGAAATGGACATTGATTTTATTTGGGAATACGACAATGGGGTTAAAACCATTGAAGTAAAAGTTGACACCCAGGGCCATGAAACTGGTAATTTTGCCTTTGAAACCGTAAGTAATGAAATTAAGGGTACGCCAGGTTGTTTTATGAGGTCAAAAGCAGACCTTTTAGCCTATTTTTTTGTTGAATCAGGTGAACTTTACGTTTTTAACTTTGTCAAAACCAGAGAGTGGTTTATTAAAGAGTTAAGTTCAAGACCAAATCGTTTTAGGGGGTTTTTAACACATACAGATTTGGGCAATGGAAATGTCTACCCTTCTCATGGTCGTTTGGTCCCAGTTTCAGAATTGTTAAATACTACATTACCTATTAGAAAGGTAGAGATTTAACAAAAAGTACCAGGTAAATTTAACCTACCCAGTACTTTAAAAACCCTTATTTTTCAAGGGTTTTACTTTTTACCAATTTTCGCTCATGGTACTCGTGTTTTGGTCTTTAGCATCCGGTACTTGACAGCAGTAAAAAACCCTGGTACATTTTTTTGGCGGGGGAAAGCACCTCCAGAAAGAAGGACAAAATGCACGTTTTGTTAGTATTCCTATTACCGGCTTTATTCTTTATGGCAGTGGGTTTCTTTATCCACATGTTTAGTCAAGGCGTTAAAAACGGTATTTACCAAAAATCCAAGGCACCCAAAAAGGCTTGCCCATGCGGAGGAAATTGCACATGCAAAAAGAAGTAACTACAGAAAACAAACTTGCCATCATTCTTAAACCCAATGATGTATTGGCCGTGCTTGGGGCTCTATCCATAACCGAATTCCTTTCGGAAGAGTCTTACAAAAAATACGGGGAAGAAAAACTGCTAGAATCCATTAAGCAGATAAGAGACATTTATCAACAAATTAAAGAACAGACAGGACTAAACACATGAGCATCAACATTAACCTAGAAGAAGAACAAGCCCTAATGACAATTGGTTGCCTAATTGCCGTACTTGACGGCATGAGAACAGCCACTACTGAACAAGGCGCGGAATTTGATGACATGGATGCACTGTGGGAACTTTTAAGCAGTTTTTCACAGCAAATGGCAGAGCAGGGTAGCCCTGTATCTGAAGCCATTGAAGGACTCGACCCAAAAAATTTGGCGGGGGAAGAAACCGATGAATAGCGGAACCCGGAGTTAAAAGTGTTTGAAATAAGCGACGAAAACAAACACACCCTACAAAGGCTAGAGATGCTAGCAAACATGCCTCAAGATGCCCTTAAGTTCAATCTAGACCTATTTGAAGACCGTTTCTTTATGGTTGAACGATTAGCAGATGACATACTTGATTTAATGATTGCACAGGGTATGAAGGGTGACGTTGCTAAAGGTATGAACATGGCAAAAGATGTACTACGCCAAGAGATGAGTCAACTTGAAGAACGAATAGACGAAATCTACATGTTTATTGAAGATGAAGGGGAAGACGAATGAACCTACTGCGAGAAGCATTGGCAATGACAGTAGTATGTTTTTTAATAGCAATTATGGCCCTGTTTATTGACTAATGTTTATACTTATTACCATTATGGTGCTCTGTTTGCTCGGTGCATTTGCTGATAGGCATCGCTAGTCACAATTAAAAGCCTATAATTTCAAGGGTTTGGTGAGGAGAGCATGCTTACGCCCCCATAAATGGTGCTTTACGCGCGTATATGGTACCTTTTTTGCCCTTAATGAATAAAATATTTTTCTCACACACAAGAATGAATTAAAAACCGCAGGGAAATCCCCGTATAAACGCCTATACACGCGCGATTCAATTCCTTAAAATCCAAAATATAATTTTCTCACACACAAGAATAATCAAAAACCGGAAGGGTTCCCCGCTAACCGCACAGGTAATCGCGCGCGCGCGATGCCAATTTTGAGCCCCCCACGCACGTAATAAATAAGGTCGTCTGGGAAAAACCTTAAAAACCCCGAAAGCCCCGAATGTGTTATTATCGCGCCCGCGCGATGGTACCCATGTGATAACTTTTTTATGTCGGCGAGTGCCGTTGAAGTAAAGCAAAGAAAAGGTGACTATCTATGAAAGTTACTTGGAAACAACCAGAGGCAGTAACAAACAGAACCAGAAATGGGAGAACGTATGTTGCCATAGTAGAACAAGAACTTAGGGCTAATCCCCTAAAGTGGGCTCTGCTTGGTACTTATGGTCGCCCTACTACTGCCAATCCACGCTTCTCCGGTAAGGAGTTCGAGCGAGCATACCGAACGGTATGGGTAGGCGATAAGCGAGAGTTCAGGGTCTATGTCCGCTATGTCGGTAACATACTTGAGCCCAGCGCAGGTAGCAAACGTGGTCGCCCCTCTAATAAGTAGGGGTTAATAGGTCAGAGATTTGGGGGGTTCACCTTCCCCCACGTTCTCGGCGGGTCTGCTACTTTTCCCGCCGAGAGCGGTTCTCGTTTTTTTAATAATGCGCGCGCGATAAAAGTGATGTGATAAAGTATTAGTACTGGGAACAAGCCTAGTTTTGCAAGAAGGAGTGCCTAGTGGCATTGGTCTACATTGACAGAGAAGGAAATTACGGAAACGCCGAAAACATGTTGGTCTTTGACCTAGAAGCATTAAGCGATTACGACATTAAGAACTTAAATGAAACGCTGGACAAGGGTGAAAGTCTTTGGGGTTGGGTTTTTGGTGTGCAAATAGATGGCAAGAAACTTAACTCGCCTTTTTACGAGGTCGAGAAGTCGGTCTCTTTGGGTTCTAGGGGCATTACATTGAAGTATGTTGAGGAAGCCCGAAAGTTGGGAATAATCAAGTAGTCTGCCGCCGTTGGCGGCGAGGGAAATAATCCAAGATTTTTTTGGAGTTTCCCAAATCGCGCGCGCGCGATGTGTTGGGCCGCGGCCCGTTGTGATACAGTTTTGTTGTGGAAACGCCACAAAAGTTAGGAGCAGAAATGCCCAAGGATAAAACGTACGAAGCATGGGAGCAACTTCTGAATGAAGTCTGGGGAAACATACCCGGAAATCCGTTCTTAAACAATCCCATTGAGCAATTACTAGAAGAGAGAGAAAATGGAAACTGAACTGAACTTTACATTGACGGCAAACGCTCATGGAGAGTGGGCTATCTTTGATGACAAGGGTAACCAAGTAACTGGGAAAACGCCTTCAGACGCTTTTACGGAGTACCTATCACTAGTAGGCTTCTAATGGGCAAATGTTGTACAGACCACATTTACGAAAGTTATTGTAATTGCTGTACCGGTCGTTGCCCTAAGTGTCCACAGTATGAGCACTACTTTCTCGTAAAGTTTTCAGATGCAAATGGCTATGAAGTGGCACAAGACGACTTAGAAAATAAGTTTAGTGATGGCTACATTTACGACAACTATTCTGGTCAGTGGATAACACCAGACGAAGCAGGCTTAGTTGAAAGAGACCAAGAAATCACAAATGACTTGATGGTTTACCTTAGGAGTTTTACAGTATAAAAAACACCCACGCAGAAAAAAGTTAAAAACTGCGGGGGCTCCGCGCGATAATTTTTAGAAAAAACGAAGCACGATACTATCGCGCACGCGCGATAGCACTCCGGGTGGTAGTTTAGATGTGTCGGAGTTCGGACAAGCCGGACACGACTTCACGAAAGGGTGAAAGTATGACTGATGTATTAACAAATAGCGGAGTAAGGTTGCCTCAATGTTGGCAAGACTTCTCTGATGTAATCAACGCAGGTATTGACCGAGTATTACTATACGGCCCCCCGGGTACTGGTAAAACTTATGCTGGTCTGTTCTACGGCAACATTACTGGCGGTAGTTACCGCCTTGTGTGTTCAGAGGACATGACTACGGCAGACGTATCAGGTACTTGGAAGCCTAACGGCGACAACTGGACATTCGCAGAAGGCGTAGCAGTTCAGGCTTGGCGAGCCGGTGGTCGCTTGGTAGTAGACGAAGGTGACAAGGCTAGTGGTGATGTTCTTGGACAGTTGCTTAACTTCCTTGATAGCCACGCCAGTTCTAGTTGGCAGAACCCTGATACAGGCGAGGTCGTTACACCGCAACCCGGTTTCTCGGCAGTAATTACTAGCAACATTGAACACCCTGACGACTTGCCGGTAGCAATTCGTGACCGTTTCCCAGTTGCTATTGAGATTAACGCTCCGCACCCCGAAGCATTGTCTCTACTGTCAGAGAACTTACGTAAAGTAGCAGAGTCCGTAGTTTCTGCCGAACCTGAACGCCGAGTATCGCTAAGAGGCTTCTACGCCTATCAGCAACTTGTTCAATCAGGGTTGTCAGAGGAACGCTCGGCTATCCTCACCTTTGGTCGCAAGAAGGCCGAAGGAATTGTTGAAGCACTACGTATTGGTCGCTTGACCTTGTAAGTTCACCCTAGAGGGGGGTTGGAGAAATCCACCCCCCTCGCTTTTCTTAAAAAAATCCGGTTGTGGCTATTATCGCGCCCGCGCGATAACCCCCCCGGTGCTAGATTATTGATGTAGGGAAAAGCCCCTACTGCCAATGAAAGGGAAAATTATGGCACAGAGTAAAAAAGATAAAGTAGAGAGGTCAGTTGCTTATCCTGAACTTGTTTATGGTTCAAGAAAAGACGGTGACACCGAGAGATGGGAAGTTCAAGAAGGTCAAGCCTTACGAGGTGAAGCATGGACTAACTTTATTGACCACAAGATTAAAGTGCCTTTAGCAGATGACGAGACAGCCCGAACTGTACGAGCCCATGAACTTGTCCACGCAAAGGTTTCGCCCAATGACCCCGACCAATTATCAAGGTACGCAGAATGGTCAGGCCTAGAGCCGGAAGCCATTATCAGCGCAGAGGAAATACGCATTAACGCTATCCTCAAAGCAACTGGCGACTATGACATTAACAACCTAGTTGATGGCTCTGAAAAAGAAAGCGGTAAGCGACTAGCAAGAGAAGGTAGTGACAAGGCTTATGACCAAGCCATAGCCTTTGGTGCTGGCTTAATCGGCGGTAAGGCATTTAGGAACTTTATTGCCGGGGTACGTTCGGTAAATAAAGAATGGGCTAAAGACTTACGACAGATGGAACTGGCTATTCTAAGACAAACCAGAGGCTATTCCGCTACGCACTTATCGGAAAATGAACCTACTACCTATGAGTATGATGATGAAGGCCAAGTTAAAGAACAACTTTCGTGGGGGTTCATGCGGTTCACTCACAACATAGCCAACGTAATTAGTAGTTATTTTAAGTCTAATCAGGGCTACAAACCGGAAAATACTGGTGTACCGCTTGACTATGGAAAAGATGGGTGGGCAACATTAAAAATACACTCGGGAATAAAATTAGATACACAGGTAAAGGGTCACTTGGCTAGGCGTAAGAAGGCTAGTTCTACTGGCAAACGTATTGCCTACCCAAGCCGACTACTGACCGACCCGGAGAAGCGTATCTTTAGTCAGAAGCCACGCAACAATGGCGGTATTCTACTGCTTGACCTATCGGGCTCAATGAGCCTATCCATAGATGACATAGAGACAATGGTAGAAAAAGCACCCGGGGCTCTAATTGCTGGATACTCACACAGTCAAAAGAATAAGTACAACATGACTATTCTTGCCGATAGAGGTAAGAGGGTCAGTAGCCTAAAGAATGTAACAAAGGGTCAGGGTAACGGTGTAGACGGCCCGGCACTTGACTGGGCTATTGGTCAGCGCAGAGGTTCAGAGCCGATTATCTGGGTGTGTGATGGAATGGTTACTAACAAACGTGACCAACTATTCCAAGAAGGTGCTAAGGCTTGTGCCGAGATGGTAAAACGACACAAGGTAATAATGGTTCCGACACTAGGTGAAGCGGTTAAGGTTCTTAGTAATCCTAGAACTGCTAAAAGCAAGGCTATCGGTGTAGTCGGCGCATTACTGCCTAAGCACCTCGGCGGTCAAGATGGTAAGACGGTGACACCGAGAGGCTGGTAAGGTCAGGACAGTAAAGAGTATTCCCTTTCTCGCCCCTCACCCTGAAAAGGGTGGGGGGTTGTCCGCAAGATAAAAAAGTTCCACACAGAAAAAAGTTAAAAACTGCGGGCTGCTAGCGCGATACATAGTTTCTTTAAATAATCGCGCGCGCGCGATAGCATCAATGTGGTAGATTTTTAGTAGCCGGAAAAGCCGGTGTCCTAACAAAGGGGAGAAGTATGGCAGAAAATCATGAACTAGTTGAGGGGCCTCAGTTTCATCAGAAAGAGATGGAAGCAATAACATTTGCGGTCTTTCAAGTGTCACAGTATTTTTATAATGAGTGGCAAGAAGATGTGAACGACCTTGAAAAGCAATTACACGCCGAGGAGTTTCGAGACTTGTTGATGAAGTTAGCACCTTACTCAATAGGCTTTCAGAGCAAGTTACTTGAAGTAGCACAGACTATCGAGGAGTTGCCCGAAGAAGAACGAGAGGCATTGTTCGCCGAGGCAGAGAGTCGCCACAAGGGTTCGCTTGATGGCTTGTTTGATGGAATAGAGGAATAATGACAGTCAAGACTTTCAAGTGTCCACGTTGTTTAGAAGTTTGGACTGGACACCCGGCTCTAGGTCGGGTGGACAACAAGACGGAAATCTGTTCGCCTTGTGGAACTTCCGAAGGACTAGACGATTACTTTGGAATTGCCTTAGTCGGTTACGCTAAAGATTAAAAAATGTCCACGCCGAGATTATTAAAAAATCCGGCTGGGCATAGTATCGCGCCCGCGCGATACCGGGTTGAAGTGTAGATTGGTTGTAGGCAAACAAGGGAGAAAGCAAATGCCGAACTGGGTAACAAATAAAGTGACCGTAAGCGGTGGACTTAATGACGTAGAGAGGCTGTACCGTAAGTTATGCTCTCCGCACCCCTTAGCAGACAAAACAAAAGGTGAAGGTGAATTAACGTTTTACAACGTTATTAGCCCTACCGACATAGAGGAATACGTTGATGGTTGGTATGAGTGGAACATAGAAAACTGGGGTGTTAAATGGGACGCTTCCGAAGGTGAAAGTGGCATTGACCGAGATGGCGACCTGTACCTTAACTTTGACACCCCCTGGGGTATCCCGGACAAAGTTATGGACTGGCTTGTAGATTATTGTGTAGACAACTCATTAGTTCTTAACTGGTGGTTCGAGGAAGAACAAGGTTGGGGTGGTGAAGTTAAGTTGAACTACCTACCTGATGGCGAGCCAAGTATTTCTACTGAAAATTGGGACATACCAAATAGCCACGCTGACTATGTAAAACGAGGTAGGTTGGAATGTGTTTGTTTCGAGGACTGGGAAGTAGACCCCGAACATTGGTTTGATGACTGCCCTAAAAAGGCAGACCAAATAGAAGCAAACAAAATAGTTCTTGAACTTTACGAAGCCTCTAAAGAATAAAAATCTTTCACAAAGAAAAAAGTTAAAAACTACGAGGCTTACGCCTTATGTACGCGCGATTAAAAAAAACATTTAGACCCACATTAATCGCGCACGCGCGATGCCAACTAACATGCTAGTTTGTTGGTATCGGTTAAGCCGGTAGAAAGAGGGAGAGTATGGCAAGTGCCTATGACATTGTTGCAAAGACAATTATTGACCAGTTGGAAAAGGGAACAGCACCTTGGCGAAAAGAGTGGGTATCTAGTGGGTATGCACCTAAGTCGCTAAGTAGCAAGAAACGCTATAACGGCATTAACCATTGGCTACTGTCGTTTTCGGCGGAGAGTGCCGGTTACGAAAGTCCTTGGTGGGGAACATTCGCTCAAATCAAAGGGCAAGGTGGAAACGTACGCAAGGGCGAAAAGGGTACAGCAGTAGTTCTATGGAGAGAGGTAGACAGCACCGTTGATGATGAGGGCGGTACAAAGAAAGCCGTAGTCCTTAGATACTTTACGGTATTCAATGCAGAACAAGCAGAGTGGGAAACCGCCCCGGAATACGAAAAGTTAAAGGACAGGGATAGCGTCAAAATTATTGACACCGCCCAAAAGTTGGTGAATGATTACTACGAAAGGGAGAAACTGTCAGTATTCTTTAAGGGCGACAGAGCGTTCTACTCACCAAAGGCAGACACCATCACCCTGCCACACCCGGCGGGTTTTACAAGCGCAGAAGCCTTCTACGCAACTTCCTTCCACGAAATAGCACACTCAACTGGACACAAGGACAGACTAGACAGAGGGTGGATTACTGAAAACCACTACTTCGGTTCGGAACTGTATTCAGAAGAGGAATTAGTTGCAGAGTTCACCTCGGCGTTCTTATCCTCGGAGACAGGTATTGCCCCGGCGACACTAGACAATTCTGCCAGTTACATAGCCAGTTGGCTGAAGGTACTAAAGAATGACCCCAAACTGTTAATTAAGGCAGTGGGCAGAGCGCAGAAGGCGGCTACGTTCGTCATAGAGGGCAAAGCAATAACGAAATAAAAAAGTTCCACGCAGAAAAAAGTTAAAAACTGCGTGGGGCCCAACATCGCGCCCGCGCGATTAAACCAAAACGATAAACTGGGTATGTACCGAAAGCGGTGCGGAGAGAGAGAGGAATGACATGACAACCTTGCCAATACAAAAGGCGGTAATCATCAGAACAAACGGTCTTAAAGAGGTCGTGGAGTTTACCAACGAGAGTTGCTACGAGACAATCAAGGAAGCGGTCGAAGGGTGGGTTCAATGTGTGCCACTCGGAGAACTGGACTTATGGGTTAATGAGGAAGGAAAGTTGGAAAGACTGCCTTTCAACGTAACAGCCACAGGTCTATGGGAAAACATTTACGACAAGACTGACATAATTGTAGGCAACGCAGTATTTACTAGCGGTACAGATGACGAGGGCAATACCCTTGGACTATCTGACGAGCAGGTTAAGTACCTGCTTGAATACCAGCCAGCATAAGTTTTACCTCGGGAGTCGAGAGCCATGCGCTCTCGGCTCTCGGCTCTCCTAACGCGCGATGACATAGGGGGTATACCTAGGTATTGCCAAAGTATTTGAGTGACGAGAATGGCAACGTAGATACCGCAAAAGGAATAAAAAACACCCACGCAGAAAAAAGTTAAAAACCACCAGCCCATACGTATCGCGCACGCGCGATGATAGGTCGTTTGGTATTCTGGTGGTAGCCGGTTAAGAGCCGGAAACAAAGGAGAGCAGTATGGCTGAAAAAACAAAACAGCAAGAGGCATACGATTTAATTGCCGAAGCACAGGCTAAGGACATTGACGACCTTAAGGATTTCGCTAGGGGTCTAGTTGATTTACTTGAAAAGGCCATTGAAGAATTGAGACGGCTTAAGGGTCGTTGAAAAGAACCGCTACCCTCGTATTAACTCCCGGGGGTAGTGTCATACAGGGCTGGTAGGGGGTAAAACCCCTACCAGTCCGCCTCCAATTAAAAAACTCTCACGCAGAAAAAAGTTAAAAACTCTGGGCTCAACCCGTGCTGCTCGCGCGATAAAATTAAACCTTTTAATCATTATTAAATCGCGCACGCGCGATGCAACCTGAGATGATAACTTGTTAATAGGCAGTTAGCCGAAAAACAAGGAGGCAGTTATGTGGCAGTTACGGAATACAAGGACTGGGGAAAAGTTCCAGTGGGAAGTAGATTCAGCAAACACCAAGCAGGGCATCAAGTTCATTTACAAAATGATTAACTGGCAAGAAGCAGGAAACGGCTCTGATGTTTTCGTAGTGGAAAGGGCGGTGGCATAATGACCTCCCTAGAACAGGCCGAGGGCGTAACCCTTAACATAAAACAGGTAGCCAAAATAATCCTAGAACACGCCGGGAACAACAAGACGGCAGCAGGGCAAATGCTTGTTTCCTTTTTAGAGGATGTAGACAATGACGAGGAAACCAAAAGTTACAACGCAACTGAATTGTTGCAATGGCTGGGCTACTAGATAAAAAACGCTCACGCAAAAAAAAGTTAAAAACTTCGGCTTTTAGCCGGAGCCTACGCGCGATTAAAAAGAAAAAAAGATAATGGTGTATAATCGCGCACGCGCGATGCAAACCGTTGTGATAAATTATTTGTAGCCGGTTGAAGCCGGAAAAACAAGGAGGCAGTTATGAATCGCAGAAATCAAAAAGGTACATTAGAGGAGCGTTGTTTCGTTTGGGGTCTTGGGTTGTTGTTTCTAGTAGGTTCTTTTTACTGGACACAGAGCCGTATCCCCTTCAACAACTGTGACGTTCTAACTCAATGGATAGACAGCATTATCCCTAGCATTTTAGCCGGGCTCGTAGGTATCCTTACTGGATACACGATAGTACTATGGGTAAGGTTCTACTACCGCAGACGCAGGTAGTAAGGTCGCAAGGCCAGTCAGTCTGAAACCCCCCCGGGTAGGCTGGCTGGCCTTGTGCCTCCAAAACAAAAAACAGCCACACAGAAAAAACTTAAAAACTGCGAGTGGGTTAGCATCGCGCTCGCGCGATAATGGGTCGTTTGGTATTCTGGTTGTAGTGGCTCTTGGAGCAGGCGGTAGTAAGCGTCAAAACTTCAAGGGCCACCACTAAAAAAAATTGGGGGGCAAATGTTTAAGGTGACAGAGTTCGTAGAAGCAGTAAAGACAGAGGGCGGTGCTAGTGTCAGCACAATAGATGGAACTAGCCCGACTACCGGCTACATAGTTTCAATGGGTACAGACTTCTCTGATGTAATACCCGAAGCAGAGTTTGACACTAGTTCAGTCAGCAAGTTTCTCTGGCAGTACCGATGGACATTAGATAAGGCCTCACACTATCTAGGTGCTTGGCGTAGTGATGGCTTGGTCTACCTAGATGTAGTGGAAACCTTCACCGATAAAATGACAGCAATCAGAGCAGGGCAGAAGCGTAATCAAATTGCTATCTACGACCTAACCACCGGAACCGAAATCGCTACCGGCGGAACTGGTCAGAAATAAAAAAACCCCACGCAGAAAAAAATGAAAACTTCCGGCAACCTGACTTCGCGCTCGCGCGATTAAATAAAAACTTAATAAAACTGCTATTATCGCGCACGCGCGATGCCCCCCCCCTATGGTAGATTGTTAGTAGATGGAAATCGGAAACGCCGGTGGAAATCTCGGAGGTAGTTATGTCAATAGTAAGAGCAGACATTCATGTTGGAGAAGGTGAGCAACCATTCGAGGCAATTCACTTCCTATACGACGACAGCAATGACACCGTAGTTCTGAGAAGCGAAGGGTTTGCAATCTTCTTTAGAAACGCTAACCAGTTGGAAACTTTCCTACACTCTGCGTTCGGTGCGCTTTATGATGAGAAGGATAAAATCCGTAAGGCTGGCCTAGAGGCTCTGCAAGAAATCAGCACACCGGCCTAGAGACAAAGCAGGTAGCCCGGGCGAAAGCCCGGGCTATTCTGCTGTCCGGAATAAAAAAGGCCCACACGAAAAAAACTTAAAAACTGCGTGGCCGTATACATCGCGCACGCGCGATAAAAGGTCTTGTAGTAGACTGGTGGTAGTAGGAAACCGGAGAAGCCGGTGGATTACTTGGAGGATTGAAATGGGATTAGACGCTTACATCTGGGCAGTTAAAGACGACAAGCCACAAGTACCTTTGGTAGTTCTAAGAAAGAGCAGTGCCTACCCGGTTATCGAATCGGTGACTGGTGAGAGCATGGCTCACTTCTACGAAACTCACCCAAGCGGTATCGGTAGTTTCGAGATTACAGAGGACATAGTGAACGCTTGGAACTCTGACCTTAACTCTGAGAATGACAACCTTCGTGACCTTGTACCGCTTGACTGGAATGAGGTCTGGCAGTTGCAACGCACCCTCGAGAACGGCTACGAGATTAAGTTGTACGCCGACTGGTAATCGTATCCTAACTGCGAGCAGACATAGCCCGGCTCACTGCGAGCCGGGCTTTTCTGCGCCCGGAATAAAAAACGCTCACAGAGAAAAAACTTAAAAACCACCAGCCCCCCCGGGTTAAAAAGCGCGATAAAAGGAAGAAACCAAATCCTGACCATTTTAGTCAAGATTAGAAATCGGTAAAACTTTGACCTTATTTATTAGAGCCAAATTGACTTAAAAATACCGACCTTATTTATTACTGAAATCAGAGCCCTAACTTAAATCCCCGACCTTATTTATTTAGAGCCCTGACCTAAAATCCAAGAGCCCTGACCTAGAGCCCTGACCTTATTTATTTAGAGCCCAAACCGACCTAAAATCCCCGACCTGAAAAATGCCCGAAAAAAAACTTTGTGAAATGTTTCACAAGCGAAACCCCTTATGATTACTGGAGCCCCAATTTAGACACCTTATTTATAGAGCCCTATTCCCGGCACAATCGGGCCAAAATGACCCCTCGGAGAAATCCCTAAAAATAGCCGATTTGACAGAGCCCCTAAAGTATGGTAGACTTGTATTAGTGAGGTAAAGACCTTACTACCGGTAGAGCCGGTTTAGCAGTTAGGAAATAAAGATGTCACGTTCAGTAAGAGTGTGTAAGCAAACACTAAAGGCGGAGCAGTGGGTAGAGTTAGGCGGTGACCTTGTAGAGGTTGCAGAATACGCCGGCGACTTCATGGGTGCTATCGCTCAGGGTGCGCTAAATAACTTAGAGCAGTTTAAGGCCGAAATCGAAACGGCCACGACTGGACTAACCGAAACAGATAAGACGGCTTGGATAGTTCGCCAGTTAGCGTTAGGCGGTAAGGTTAATGCGGTGAGCGTAGACCTAGCCAGAACTTACGCCGGAACTAGTCTCAAACTAGAGAGCATAGTTCCAATCGCTGGCGGCACTAAGTTAGTAAAGATGGTGCAAGATGTTGCCCTTAGTTCTAGTGACGGCGGACACCATCACAAGGACTACTGGCTACAAGTTCTGCCTAGTTACTACCTATACAGCGAAGAACTAGATGCAGTAGTTCCAATGGTTAGGAAATACCCTAAAGGGAAATCTCCTAAACACTCGGTGCAGTACCAATGCGGTTGTGTAAGGGTTGCCCAATCGTACACGCTAGGCAATCTGTGGACTGCTACCAAAGAGGCTAAGGCCTTAGAGATTGATGAGTTCACAATCGCTGAAGCGTTGGCCGGTATCCGTAAAGTATGGGCCAAAGAGATGGTAGAAATCTACGCCTTAACTGAAGCCGACTTCCAAGAGCGTAAAGCGGTAGAGCAACATGACAACGAGGTAACAGTTGCTAAAAACATTTGGAAGCCAGACGGTGACAGTTTCGAGGAAATCAAGGCTACTAAAATCCTCGCAGATAGAGCCAGTAAACTACCGGGAGAGTTCAATCTCTAGCCGGTGACAATGAGAGAGCCCGGGCGAAACTGCCCGGGCTCGCTCGTTGGATAAAAAATCACTCACACAATAAAAAGTTAAAAAATGCCAGGGCTCGGGCTCGGGCTCATCACACGAAAAAAATCGAAATCGAAACATGACTAAAATGGTCGACAATCGAACAAGTGTTCGCCCCGGCTCTAATCCCGACTAAATTGGTCAGGAATTGACAGCGATACGAACGGGTGTTCGCAACGGCCCCCCACGGTACCCACGCGAGGTCATTTTGGGTCCCTTATTCCGAACATATGTTCAAAATATCTTAGCCTACAAGTACTTGACAAATTACATCGCTGTAGTACGATAATGCTATGAAAACCTGCATTCGAATAAAAGACGGCGTGGAGTTTCCGTACACCAAATGGGATGGCAAAAACATTAATGAGGTCCGGGAAGTCTTCAAAACAACAAATACCGGTTCAAGAGAAGTACTTGTCATCAGCCGTACAAATAACATGCTAGAGTTAGAAGTGTGGAGTGACTCTGGTAAAGAGTTCTTCGTCAACGCCTTTATTGGTGATTTTATTATAAATGTAGAGGGAAAGCCAAGGGCGCTTATGTCAAGATTTTTTAGAGATGAATTTTTTCCAGGGGGACAAGGAGACGAAGCCTTTGAGAGCTGGCTTAAACAGTACGGCAAGGAAACCTTTACGGAGTTTCAAAGTGTTGAAGAGGCTAGAGAGGTCATTAGTTCTACGTTTCAAAGACTAAATAGTTCTAGACGCCCATTTGAGGATATAGAAAAATTTTTGCGGGGGGATACACCAGTATCGGACATGGCACCAGCACCCGTAGAACCGCCTTTTAGGCCCGTTCTAGACCACTTTACAGACTTCATTGAAGACGATGAAATAGAGGGCGCAGAGTATTACATTATCCACGAGGGATTCCAGCCTGATGACCTTATTGAACTACAAGAAATAGTAGATGGGATTAATCGCATTTCGGGGGAGTTTTGTGTAGGTCGTTTTATTGATGGCGATGGCCTCATGCTTATGACCCTGTTTGTAGAGGACTCATTAGGCGAGGTGCTATGGGAATGCCTATGCGGAGATGTACTGGTTATTCACGAGGGTGAGATAGTGTCAGTGATACCAGAAGAAGACTGGAAAAACTAGTCCGCCGGTTATTCACTCGTAGCAATTAATTTGGTTTATTAATGAAGTAGTTAATGATTTTTGAAAAAAATTTTTTGAACGCTACCAGTCGTGTGATTAGTTTAGTGCGCTGTATTGAATAGGTCCTGTTTTTTAAACTTTTTAAAAAGTATTCATTAGGGTCGCCCAAATTTAAAACATTATATATTTCATTAAATATACGTTGGTTCCGAATTGCTTCTTGCATTGAAACATTAAGTGCCCTGTCTTCTAGGAAAAGGTACTCCTCTAAGGTTTCAATTTTAGAGCGCAGATTGCGTTTGCTGACCCACATCAAGCCGCGGGCCAAACGTAGTCAAGGTTGTCCGGTACCCCCGGAAAAAAATTTCCGTAGTGCTCGGGCAATTTGCGAAGAAGGTTGCTTTGGTGTGAGCGATGGAAGTTTTCTTCCCCCACCCAGTATGGTTTTACGATGCGAAGTTCCCCGCTAAAATTTTCTAATAAAGCAAATGATTTGTCAAGGCAAGTATCTTTGTAACCACGACCAACCCATTCAGCACAGATTGCTGTCTGATAATCCAACAATGAAATAAGGTGGCCTTGCCACATTTTTACGGCGGGGTGATTCTGCCACCCGTAATCCGGTTGAATTAAAGCCTTTATGATTTGCAAGTTTTCTACGCGCTGTTTACCAAGACGCTGTCTGTCTAAAACCGACGCGGATTTTTCGTAATCTGAGTAAGGAAGAAATGTTTGCATTTTTTAAGAATACACAATATTGATGCCGGTGTCAAATTTTTTTAAAACTTCATTTGGCCTGAGTCACACAGAAGGCTGAGGTCGTCCTTAATCGGCACTCCTTCTATGTAACTCACGCCATATGACGTGAGTACTAACTTAGTGTACCATACTTCTCGGGGTCATCTATAACAAAACTTTGTGGTGTGTCAAGCCAAGAACTAAACCTTTTGTCTTTTTCGTTGCAAAATTCATCCGGTATTACATTGGGAAATATTTTAATAGAGTCAGGTGTTTTCATTTTTTTACTTTAATTTTTTTCTAAAGGTTTCAAAGATTTGCTGCTGACGGCGTACATCAACAACCATAAGGTTTAATTTTTTGTAGTTAAGATACAGTTGTTCTTCTAACTCGTCAATATTTTTGTGCAGTCTTTTTTTACTAATCCACATAGTCATCTCCCTTGGGGTCACAAAGTTTTTCAATTTCTTTAAGAATACCCCTAAGTCGTTGCATTGTTTCGTCAATTGCCCAAAAACTTACAACTGTGTCAATGTTGTCTATTTCACTTGGTTCGTTATTCATCTTTACCCCAATTTAAAATTGCTCGTACGTACATTGCCACGTACATTATACTATACGCAATAAAACCATACTGGCGTGTGTGTATGGCATACACAACCCATACACCTTCGTTAAGGATGAGTATTCCCCATCCCCAAATCTTCTTTCCCCCGACAAAAAACAAGCCAAGCGAACCAACAACGGCAAGAACCCAAGACCACATTAGTCAACCAACATGTCCCAAATGAGCATAAACAGTGCTCCCGTAACAACGCCGATAGCCCAAGTCAATCCAAAAATAATATAGAACATTAGTTAATTTCCTTCATTGTATAATCCTATTTGTTCCTGCGCTTTAGTAAGTTCTTGCATGAACTTTTCGTGGGTCATTGCTTTAATAACAAGGCCTAGTTCAGATTCCCACGCATCCAATACTTTGATTACGTCGCAGGGGTACGGAGTACCTGTTAAACCCCTGTCGATTCCAAATGGTAATCTTTCATAACAGAAGGTGCAATACCGTTTGTTGTTCATTTGATGCTTGTCTCGTAGTGCTTGGCGTTCAGATTCAGTCATGCTCTGTTACCTAATAGATTCCAAATGCGAACAACTGCGCTAATAGGTTCTTGGTCGTAAGTGTGAATAATCTCAAGAATGTCAGCATCTTGTTTGTCGTAGGAGTTAAGTACCTTGATTACGTCGCAGGGGTAGGACTCGCCGTCATAATTGCACTCTCTTTCTTTCCAAAGAAAATGCCTTTCTCGTATTTCTTGACGTTCCTCGGGTGTCATTACTTCCACGCTCCACAAATACCGGCAAGTACAAATAAGAAAAATGCTATAGCGCCAACTAAAGCAATGTGTGCAACCCAATTAATCAATGTGTTCATTTTTCATCCATCCATTCTGGCTCTGCTTTGTGCGGACCGTGCGGTGATAGGTGAACCCAAGGGTCATCATCACCAATGTTTTCCCAGTCGGTACCATCGCGTGAGTATTTAACAATCTTTAGACCACAGTGCTTGCAATCAGTCATGGTCTACGCCTAATAGCCATAAATGCCAGTATCCAAATACAGACAAGTGTTATTAAACTGTACATCAATTTTCCTCTAAGATTAAAGTTATGTTCTCTGGGTCTTCTACAAGAACGTTGTTGTTATTTTGCCATTCAACTATGGGCCAACCACGACCGTTAAAACCAACAACTTTACCAGTTTCTTTTTTTAATGCTACGGAGTCACCGACATTGAACTTTGTAGTCATTATTTACCTGTTTCCGCAATTCGTTTATCAATAGCTTGAATTACAAAATTGTCTTCAAGTTCATTTCGAACCTTTGCAATAATACGTAAAGCTTCGGCAAAACCATTAGCAAAACCAATCTCATAAGGGTCCCCCCTTTTAATGGAGAGTTTTGTATGGTGACGAGTTTCTGCTAAAATTTCGTAATAAGCCTTGTCAAGTTTTTTGCCCATTGTTGTCTTCTCTTTCTATTGCGTACAAAAGCGCATGATGTATGTACTGCGTTGGACGCATACCCATTGCTTTTGCTTGAGCCTTTAATTTTACCCAATCTTCAATCGTAAAGTCAAGACTTATTTTAGATTGTTGTTTTTTCAATTTTCTGGGCCATCGGCGATAGGTTTTAATCATTAGAAGTGCGGGGAGTCAACTATTGCCAATATACCAAGGCTTGGCACGGTTACATAATCTTCGCCGTCAAGTTTAATGCCGTAGGCCATGTCTTTGTTAAAGACAACAATATCCCCTACCCGTACGTCCATTAGAATGTGAATTCCTGCGCTGGTGTATCTTCCAAGCCCCACTGCTACAACTTCCCCCTGATTTGGAATTTCCTGTGCGTTTTTAGGAATAACAAACCCCGAGTCGGTTACCTTGTCTTCGTGGGTTAGTTTGAGGATTACTCTGTCTTCTGTTGGAATTGCGTTGACCATTAATCTTCTTCTCTTTCTAATAAACCCTCTATTGCACGATATTCGTTTAGTGGAATTATATCAACTGCAAAGTCATCTGACAAAATTAGTTGAATATCCTTCATTGCTTGAACATAACCACGGTGCCATGGTCGGTACCAGCGTGGTTTGTCTGAAGACATTAAGTTAACCCAATTAAGAACATTTTCTTTTCGGTCAATCATCGTTTGTACCAGTCAGGTCCGTAGGTGTCGCGGCGATAACAAATAATGGCACCAATGTTATAGACGGGCATGTCAACAAGGCTGTCCTCAACCGATTCATTGGTCATTTGTGTGCCGTAGCGAATATGGTTTTTTATGCGATGAAGTTTGTCATTCATGCGAATAAGCGCACCCACCCATCCCTGAACACCAAATTCGGTGCTGGCAAGAACATTTGCCCAACTGTCTTCTGGTGAGCCATAATCCTTAGATTTGCGGTCGTGCATTTCCTTTAGTTCTATAAGAACTGCTTCAAATTCAACGTTGGGGTCTAAAGTAACTTTTTTCATAATTTCTCTCTTTATTTGTAAGATTTTCTTTTAGACATAATTTTTTTTCATTTATTGGCTGGCAGACTAGGACTCGAACCTAGAACGAGGGATTCAAAGTCCCTAGTGTTGCCATTACACCATCTGCCAATTATACATTGCTGGTCAGGCAGGGTTCGAACCTGCGACAATTCGATTAACAGTCGAATGCTCTGCCAACTGAGCTACTGACCATTGCGAATTAACGCAAACGCTTCTTTGGTGTTGGTGCTTCGGTAGCCTTCTTTGAAGCGGCCCTAGCCTTTGCGGGTGCAGGCGTTGGAATTAGTGCTGACAACTTGACATCAAGGGACTCAAGTTTTGCAAGAACGTCGTTAATTTCAACCTCAACGTGTGAAATATAATTTTCGGCCTTGGTTGCGTATTTTCTTAACATCGCAACTCCGCCACCAGCCGTACCGGCCCAGGCAACTGCAATTGAAACAATTGATGATGTATTTGACATTTTTCTCCTTTAGGTGTTTTTAAAACAATAATCTTTCGTGACATTACACTTTAAAAATAAGAAAGTCAAGGCTTAATCCTTGATTTTTTTAAAACTGGGTGTAAGTTTGTGGCATGAAAAAGATTTGGACAGAAGTTGAAACGGTTGAACACGAACACGAGGTGGAGTTAATGTTAACGCCCAACCACATTCGAAACTTTTGTCAAATATGTCAAAAAATAATCCACCTACTTGATGGGAAATGGGTTCACTCCAATGACGACTGAATCAGAAATAAAAAGACTTGAGTCTATACTTGAGTTAAGTGCTATAATCTACGGATTAGAGAACATTAACCCTTTAATCATTGACCTTTTAAATCAAATAAGCCTAGACATTGAGTGGCTTTGCGAAAGACTTTCTTCCGCATGGTCCACCGTTCACGCCTATCAAGAAGAAATAAAACATTTATACAACGAAGGAATATAAACATGATTTGGATTGGCATTGCCTATTTAACGGTGTCTATTGCCGTTTTTTTGCGGTATTGGTCTATTGCCGTAAAACATTTTAATGTCTACAAAGACCAAGAAATTGAAATAAATAAGGGTTTTTTTTCAAAAACCGCCTCCCTAGATGCCCTTAAATGGCCTTGGTATATTATTTGGTTTGGTCTAAAACAATGGATTGAGGACCTTAAATGAACAGGGTTTCTAGCGAATTTCCTTCAATAAACATTCAAGACTCACTTCTTCGAACAAGAAACGTAATTGTACTCGAATGCCCCAAATGTGGGTCAAGGTGTGAAGATGACCAGATTAATGTTTCCGTGGAACAAACTTTTGACCCCAAGGAAAAACGCTGGGTAGACTCCAAAAGGATTATTAGAGCAACAATTGCTTCAACCTTTGTAAAGCTTCCGGTAAACGCAAAATGCGTCTGTGGTCGCTGGGATGAGCACCTTCATAGGCGTTGTTATGTCTGTAATTTTTATTGGTCTGCTGATACGGTTGATTCTGTCCTGGGAGATATTAGTGAGTAAAGCACGTCAAAAGGGTACATCTTTTGAAACGGCAATTGTTAATTTTCTTAAAGAAAATGGTTTTCCTGATGCCGAACGATGGGGTTCTAGCGAAATGGGACTTGGCGATGTTAGAAATTTGCCTATTGTATTAGAGGCAAAAAATCACAAAGCAATGGCTTTATCTGAATGGTGTGACCAAGCAGAAAGGTCTGGCAAAAAAGCCGGGACCCTTTGGGCTGTTGTGCACAAACGCATTCGCAAAAATACCTCAAAGGCTTATGTAACAATGTCTTTGGAAAACTTTGTAAAAATTCTCCTTAAATCAATAGGGTAATTTTTTTTATTTTAAAATAGTTGATTATTTCAATCGAAATACTTGACAATTATGATTTTTTCTGCAAGAGTATGTATTAAGTTGACGCCCGCAAGGGTGTTTTTTAATAATACGGAGGAATACAGGTGGCAAAAAAGTTAAATCGACGCTCTCAACAACGCCTAAAACGAATGTTGGAAAGCATTGAAAACATTAACAAATTTGCCAACCGTATAAAGATTGAAGATTTAGAAGAACTGGTTAGACGCGACGCTATTCCTGTTGATGTTTATGGTGGTTCTGGGGGTTCAAGTTTTGCAGTAGCACGTTCTGGCGGAAAACCAAGCTCTTCTTCTGTAGAAAGAGCAGTTATTTCCAAGGTTGAAGGAAAAACTCAAAAAGACCCAGTTCGAGAAGAAGTTAAAAGTATTGAAAAATGGATTATTCAATCCGAAGAAAACCTTCGAAAAATTCACCAAAGCATTAATTTTTTAAAAGAAGGCGAAGAGAAAAAGCGTAAAAGGCCAACCTCTGAACCTTGTGAAATTTGCGTTGTTTTACCAGCCGTTAAAACAGCGATGTGCATTCCTTGTTATATTGAATGGGTTGACGCAGGTGCGCCAGACAGATTTCGATGGAAAGCCTACAAGAGAGCGTTAACTTCTTCAGAAGGAATTCCTCTTGTGACCGACCAACCTCCGCCACGGCGATTCTAAATACTTGACAGAACCAAAAAGCCGTGTAATCTTATGAGTAATAGTCGCCACCATTGTGCACCTAGTCAGGTGTGTAATTGTATACCCACAGATGAAGAATTGTATTTATTGGGTTTTGAAAAGTGGCAGGTTTCAATAATGAGAAAACTTCCTGTCGACCTTCAATGGGAAGCACACGACGAGTTTATTAGGCGATTAATGTCAGATGACGATGTTGATGGCTTTCGTTTTTAAGGAACCTCCATGTACGAAGAAAATTCAGACTTTGAAGAAATAATTTCTGGCCTTGGCTCTCTTGTTGGAGAACAAGAAATTGAAGCAAGGCGCGTTCTTGGCGATGAACGCTATGAAAAAACTGTGGCTTTTTTTGAAACCGCAAACACTTTAACCCTAAAACGAGATGTTTCACAAATAAGACACCTTGATTCCATATCTTCTTTTTATGGTGCGGTTTCTATTTTTGTTTTGTTTAGTTGCGTAATGGGGCTTGTTTGGTCACTTTACTTTTGGTTTAATTAATGTCTAATTTTGGACAATTTATATCCAATTCGGTTGTACCACCAGAGGTGGACACATTTGAATTACTTGGGTATACGCCAACAGCCCGTCAAAAGGCATTCCACGAAGCCTCAAGAGAACGTCTTGATGCAATACTTTATGGTGGTGCTGCCGGTGGTGGAAAATCTTGTGCATTTGTTATGGATGCAATTTGGAATGCTGCCAATTTCCCCGGAATGAAAATTGGTTGTTTCCGTCGTACATACAATGAGTTAGAAGAATCATTTCTTGCTGAACTCGCAAAAAGGCAATATGGTGCCCCCGTTGGTGCTAAATGGAACTCAACTCAAAAGGTTTTGAAATTCCCCAACGGTTCAATTATCAATTTTTCTTATGCCGAAAACCTTCAAGATGCCTCTCGTATCTTGGGTGGTGAATACCAAGCATTTTACATTGACGAAGCCTCTCTTATGATGCCTGCTGTTATTCAGCACATTGAAGAACGTCTTCGTTCAGGTAACAGACTTGTTCCCGTTGTCGGACTCCGCCTAGCAACAAACCCAGGCGGAATAGGTCACAAATACTTAAAAGACCGTTTTGTAAATCCAACCAAGCGTGGCAAAATTCGTCACACTGAAAAAATTGAAGGAACAAAACTTTCTAGAACCGTTGCATTTATACCTGCAAAGGCTACAGATAACCCTCACATTAACGAAGGTTATGATGCGGTTCTTAATTCAATTCCCGACCCCCAGCGTCGAGCCGCAATGCGTGACGGCGACTGGGATGCAATGGTCGGGCAGTTCTTTGAACAATGGCAATACTCAAAACACGTTGTCCGTTCATTTCCTATTCCTAAAGAATGGCCAAGATACGCTGGCATTGACTATGGATTTCGCGACCCTTTTGCGGTCGTTTGGGCAGCAGTTGATAACGATAGCCGAATGTGGGTTTATCGTGAAATATGTTCGAGTGGACACAATGCCGACGAACAAGCACAAATTATTCTTGAAACCGAAAAGGCATCAAACGAAAAAGAGGTAATTCGCATTGCCGACCCCTCAATGTGGGGAAGTCGCGGAACTCCACTTTCTATTGCAGATATATATGGCCTTGAAGGTTGCGGTATTTCGCCTGCAAACAATGACCGCATAAACGGTTGGTCAAGAGTTCATCAATATTTGAATGATGGCCCAGCATGCGAAATGCACAAATTAGAGGGTAAAAAACTTTGCCCAATGCTTCATGTTTTTGAAGACATGTGCCCGCAATTTATTGAACAAATTCCAGCACTTAC